GGCGCTACTGTTGGAGATTCTCTTACTGTTATGGGAGTTGAGTCTTTGGTTGACTCAGTAGTTCAATCTACTGCTGCACCAGAAGTATCCATTGCTGCTGCTGTGACAACTAATATTGGCGCAGCTGCATCAGACTTTATCCGAGTGACTGGTTCAGATACAATCTTATCTCTTGGCACGGTCTATCAAGGCCCACTGTTCCTGCGCTTCATGGGAACTTGTACACTGGCCCACTCTGTAAGTCTTATCTGTCCAGGTTCTACCGATCTTGTAATGAGTGCTGGTTCTACTTGTATTGCCACACCAAAGTCAACCACTACTGTGTCAGATGGCTGGGTGATTTCTGCTGTAGTACAAGCTGCTGGCGGTGGTAGTGTTGTTGCTGCAGCCTGGGGATCTAGTATTAAAGACTTCGGCGCAGTAGGTGATGGAGCTACGGATAACACAGCAGCTACAACTGCTGCTTTATTGTTAGATGTTCCTACATATGTGCAACCCGGCGACTATAAAACTGCCTTAGATAGTTCCGCTACTCCTGTTAATTTCTGGGGTGCTGGAAGATTGAAAGACTCAACCACAGGAAATAAGCGAGGAAGTTTTCTGACCTCTATTACTGCTGCACCAACCGCACTCGGAAATGACGATTCAATTCTAACTGCATTCAATGGGGACTGGTCTAGTAACTTATTCAACATCGAACACCGTATTAGCGGTGCTGCGACACTGGGCACTCCAGCATCTGGTTATGTATATACTAATGAGGCTACACCTCTTTACTTGTATATGATGAATACTTCTGGGCACAACCAGAGTTTGAGTGCTAATTCTGGTAGAACAGCAGCTGTTGCTGTTAGGGTTAAAGCTGATCAGTATGGTCAAGGTGACTGCATGGCATTCAATGCAACCTCACATATATATTCAACTAAAGCTGGAAGTACTGATGTATTAGCTAATCCTGCAGGTGTTCTAATTGCAGGAGATTGTTACTCTCATGTAGCAGGAGGTTACTGTAATCCAGTCGAGATTGATCTTGGAGATAATGGTTACGATGCTGCAGGTGCTGGTGCTGTATTTAACCTGAGCAGGAGTGTAGCAACTGGAGCTAAGAAAGCCTTCTGGTCAGGTGTTCGTGTACAATCCACAGGAACTGCAGCTATCGACTCTGCTTACTACGCAAGTGGTAACATGAAAGTCGGTGTCAATCTTACTGCTGCTGTCATATCTGGAGCTACGCTGGCTGCAATTGCATTTAAAGCTAATAACCGCATTTACTTTAATGCAACTGATTCTGGTACATCCTACGATTCAGTTGGGTATGGAACTGAGTATATCTCCTATTCCAGTAGTTCCAGTGTATTATCAATAGCTGTGGGTGATTCTCCTTCGCTGCAAATTAAATCCAACCAAGTGTTAGTGCAAGGTGCCAATGGATTCTTTGTAACCCCTGATGGTACTAACAACAAGCTTTTTGTTGATGCTACATACACACGCAGTAAGAACACATTTATCTGTGTGCCCAGTGGAGGGGCGGATGGAGCTGCGTCAATTACTGCTAATACTTCAGGACTGTATCTGGGGAATCAGGCAAATAGTATTGGTGTAGAACTGAATGGTATCGTTAAGTTCACAGGCACAAGTATTAATGCTTCGACAGTTGGAGCAGCAGGAGGAGCATCCGCACTCCCAGCTACACCGCTAACATATCTCACAGTAAATATTAATGGCACGCAATATAAAGTTCCGTGCTACAACATGTAAGTATTATGAGCAATTCTACTAATTTAGTGCTACTGAAATCTGAACTGGAGAAGTGGCAACTCAAAGCTACTATTGCTAATCTCCAGTTTCAACTCATACCTTATCAGGGCCGCGAGGCCAATGATAATATTGAGAGACTGACCCTTGCAATTCAACAAACTGAAGGAGCACACACAAATGAGCCAGATAGTTTACAGGGCTAATCTCTCTGCTAAAGCATTTCCATTTCTGACTGACTTTCAGGGCCGCACTGTTATAGTACCCGGCCCTGATAATACATTCAATCGATCTTTAGTTTCTTCGGAAGATCTGGATCGTGATGTTGGTGTACCAATAATGTATTACTGCCACAATGTAATACCTGCGCCTTATGGATTCTCAAGTGTAGGGTATGAGACAGAGATACCTAAATTAGCAGGGTCTGGTACGGTGTTTAAGTCAGTTAAAATTCTTAGGTCTAATGCACTATCAGCAGCTGCTGATGGCCCTAGAATTTATTTTGCTCCAACAGTCTCAGGTGTGCACTACAAACTCACACTTGGTTCAACAGCCTGGACTTCGATCTCTACACCAGTAGCTATAACTGCTTCCACTGTTGTTACTTATGCAACTGTGCAGGGGATATCTTATGTCTACTTCTCTGGTATTGGATGTTATAAATACGACTCCACCACTGATACATTGGTCGCAGTGACGTTGACAGGATTGGTTCCTGCTAATATTCTTGGTGTAACATCGTACCAAGGATACATGATCGCCTATGATACTAACAACGTGTATTGGAGTTCCGTTCTAGACATTGATTATACAGTTAACAGCGTAGACTTTACTCCATCCTTAACCACGGGTGCAGGTAATATTAGACCAGAAGGTGCGCGAGGCCCAATCACTATTGTTCTTCCTGCTACATTTGGTTTGGCAGTATACACTACATCTAATATTGTGTCCGCAATTTACTCAGGTAACTCACGTTATCCGTTTAACTTTAAAGAGGTTGTATCTTCTGGAGGTTGCACCTCGGGTGACTATGTAACATATGATGCCAACACTGGTAATCAGTATGCGTACACTACCTCTGGTATGCAAACTGTAACAGCAACAGCAACACAGACTATATTCCCTGAGATAACAGACTTCTTGGCCGGTGCGGATTTCGAAGATTTTGATGAGACTACTAAAACATTCTCTCAAAATACTCTGACCTCTCCAATGATTAAAAAAATCACCAGTGTTGCTGATAGGTATTTAATATTCTCCTATGGAGTAACCTCTCTAACTCATGCTATTTTATATGACATGACCCAGAGGCGATACGGGAAACTGAAAGTCTCTCATGTAGACTGTTTTGAGTACGAGTATCTAGATCCAGCTCTTGCTGATGCACCAAGAAAAAGTATTGCGTTTTTAGGTGCCGACGGTAATATTAAAATTGCAAATCTCTCAGTTACATTTTCCGGCTCTTCTGGAGTTGCTCTGTTTGGTAAGTTCCAGTATGTACGATCTAGGTTGTTAACATTGGAAGCGGTGGAATTGCAATCAGTTCACTCTAATCAAACTGCGTTCTGTTATGATATGTCATCTTTAACTGGAGGGACATCTGAATCATTTCAGGTCACACAAGGTTACGAGACTTCTGTGTCTGGGCAAACTCAGAGAACTTATAAGTTCCACAAAACTGCAATAAACCACTCAGTCTTAGTGCTTGGAGGATTCTTTCTTGCGTCCCTCATTCTTACATTTCACATAGCTGGTAGAAGATAATGGCGTATAAATCCTCAATCAATACAGGATTGCCCAATGTGGCAGATTCTCCTGACCCAAAATTCTTTGCCGAATTCACTAGGATCTACAACGCCATCAGAAATCTTACCTTAGCAATTGATGCCTACACTGGAGCATTGCCACCTGATCCTGAGTATTACAATATCACTCCACCTGCATCTTCTGTCAGGACTCAAAACATACAGAAAGTGTATGTAATAACCTCGACTGCAATAGCTTACGGGAAAACTGTAAACCTGTACAATAATGCTGGTGTGCTTACTGCAAGGTTAAGTGATGCAACTACTGCAGGAAAACACTGTCACGGATTCTGTTCTAATCCAGCAGGAGGTGCGAGTGGAGCTTACATTGAAGTGTCACTTGGAGGATTGTGTACTGCAATAGGCGGACTTACTCCAGGAGTTACATACTATAATGGCAATACTCCAGGCACAGTTGCACCATCAGCAGGCACTGTGTCACAAAAAGTTGGTTATGCCTTAAGCACAACAACATTATTCTTTAGCCCAGACCTATTATGATATCACAACTATCAGAGCACTTCTCTCTCAAAGAGGCAACTGACTCACAAATTGCATCAAGATTAGGCATAGATAACTTTCACCCTGACAAGTGGATAGTTGATAATGCAATTAAAACTGCGACTAGGTTGGAAAAAGTTAGAGCTACTTTAGGTCAACCTATGAATGTTGGATCTTGGATAAGGTGTCAGGAGCTCAACAGAGCTTTGAAATCAAAAGATACTTCGCAACATATGAAAGGTGAGGCAGTAGATTTTACCTGTCACATGTTTGGATCTCCTGTTGAAATCTGTAAGAAACTTGTAGCTGAGAAGTTACTTATTAATTTCGACCAGCTTATCTTAGAACATACTTGGGTCCACATATCTTGGAATTCTCTCCCCAACTCTAAACAACGTGGTGAGGTATTATCATTACTTTCAGGTGGTGATTATGCCATCGGCTTAACCGACGCACAAGGAAAACATTATGACTAGCAACATCTCTATCTCACAGTTATTAGCAACTGTGTGTATTTAGAATAACAATCTCTAATCAAAATCAGGTGAGGATTACATGACGGAGATTGAAATGCAGGAACAGATAGCTCACTTAGACAGGCGAGTTACATCACTTGAGACTGAGAGGTTAGCCTTGATAGATCAGAGCAAACGGATTGAAGCTAATACTTCAGAACTACTTGCAACATTCACAGCGCTGAAAGGTGCTTGGACTGTTCTTAATTGGATAGGTAAATTAGCAAAACCTCTTGGATTCGTAGCCTCAATCGGGGCACTTTGGTATAATTTCAAGGATTTATTTCCTAAAGGACATTAAATGGCATTAGATCCAGCAACTGCGCTGATAGATTTGGGGCATGGTATCATAGATAAGATATGGCCTGACCCAGTTGAAGCAGCTAAAGCAAAACTTGCATTCGCACAAGCTGATCGCGCAGGTGATCTGGAAACACTGAAAGCAGGAATGTCTATAATGTTGGCTGAAGCAAGTTCAGCTGATCCTTGGACTTCTAGGGCTAGACCTTCCTTCCTGTATGTTGTGTATTTAATGTTGTTAATGGGCATCCCGATGGGGTTTCTAGCAGCTTGGAATCCTCTTATGGCAGAATCTGTAGCAGCCGGTTTTAAAGCTTGGCTGACTGCGATACCAGATCCACTTTACATTCTGTTTGGTACAGTGATGACTGGTTACGGTGTTCAACGTACAATAGAAAAAGTTAAGGATAAAGCATAATGGCAATTACAGCACTACCCCAAGTAGATGGAATCAAATCCATTCAAGATTTATACAACCTAATGGCAGGGGAAACAACCTCTACATCAGGTGGCACAACTACGACCACTGCAGGAATTTCTCCTGAGTCTATGAATGCCATGTTGCAATCAGCTTTGTCTTCCACTTCTGGATTGGCTGCTGTTTCTAGTGGTCAACGCTCTGCTGGAGGTTACGGTTCGTCAGTTAATACTATGTTAACTAATGACCTGTTGACACGAACAGCTGGTCAGATTGCACAAGCAGCCTCGTCTAAGACAACCACAACAGCTCCTGCAACCACTGTTAAAGGTGGAGTAACAGCAGAGGGTGGAATCAAATCTGCCGGATTCATAGCTGCACTGAATGCTTTAGATAAAACAGGTGCAGGAGATTGGGTTAAAAAGAATGTATTTGGCAAGGATGGTGCTGCATCTGAACCTGTCAGTGAGACAACTCAACAGACTTTCTCTGGGGATAACTCAACCGGTAATCCTAATTACTTCTCCAGTTCTCCGTCTAATATGGTTACAGAAGCTGGAACGGACCAAACTGCGGCACTGGACATGGGGCAGACTGCCATTATTGATGACAACTCTAGCTACCAGAGTTATGAGAGTCAAGCTGAGACTCCCGTTATCGAACCTGTAATAGACACATCTTACACTGAGGATATTATTCCAATGCAGGAAGGTGGAGGATACGCAGATGGTGGATTGATTGGTAAAAAGAAAAGTGTCAACCCAATTCTTAAGATGGCAGATGGAGGGTCAGTTACTGCTGCAGCAAAAAAGCAACTTGGGTCAATGCTAGGACAACAAAGTAATATTGTTATTGACCCGAAAACTGGTTTGATGGGCAAAGGTTCTGCTGGTGCTAATGAGGCCAATGTTGGACAAGAGGCAACTGGCCCTAGTCAGACAGTTAGTACTAACACCCCAATGCCAATATCAATGGGCGGAGGTATTTCTGCAAGTGAGGGGTTTGGCGCAGATGCTGGTCTAAGTGGTGGATTTAGTGCTGCATCTGATATGGCTTCTAGGGCTATGTCAGGAGAGACAACTAAATCTGATGTTAGTACAATATCACGAGGTCTATCTATTGTAGGTGGACTGACTGGTAACAGTAATCTTTCTACTGTGGGAACATTGGGACAGATTGGAGCTTCAGCTAATCCTGTGAAATCTGCTGCTGAGACTGGAATTAATATAGCATCGCAGGGTGCATACGGAAAAGCTAAGCAAGCTTACACTGCGCTAGCTAATCCAAGCGTGGAGTCAACCGTTAATTTTGCAGCTTCATTGAACCCAATTACTGCTGCCTTGAATGCAGTTGCTAATTTTGTAGGTGCCCCTAATCTAGGAACTTTATCCTCAGATGCCTATTCAGCATTTGGGCCAGGTCCACTTGGAGTTGGTGATATTGGGTCTGGCTTAGGTACTCCAGTTCGCACAGCAGATAGTACTAACTACAGTGATGGGACTTCTGCCCTGACTGGAATGCAAGTATCTATGGCATCCGAGAATCCAGATCCTATGGCTGCACTGATGGATATGACTGATGCATTCGATACCGTATCAGCTACAACACCAACAACAGGATCATCTAACTCTGGATACGGCGGTAATCCTACAGGCCCAGGAGGTGAATCAATATCATCTGGTTCTGATGTAGGTTCTAGTTATGGTGGATCCAATGTTGCAGATGGGGGACATATGGAAGGTCCAGGAACTGGCACCTCAGACTCCATTCACGATGTTAGCTTGTCTGATGGAGAGTTCGTTCTTTCAGCTGACACAGTTAAAGCAATTGGCTTAGACAAACTGGAAGCTTTGCAGGCTAAGTATCACACACCAAAAGCTGAGCAGGAAGCTAAGAATCCAATTCTTAAAGCCGCCAATCGCCGGGCTTCTGCAATTCATTAACATACCAACTAACTCACGTGAGAATATTATGGCTGAACAATCTGACGACAAGAAACAAGAAGCTCCATCTTTGGGAGATAAGATAATCTCCGCAATCAAAGAGCATATGTTTGGTTCCTCCGATCCTGCCGGTGACATGATTAAGACTTTGTCAAAAGAGTCTAAGACTGGTGGACAGAACAGGAAGTCTAAAATGGATAAAGCAATTCAGGATGCAGGAGGCTAATTGATATGGCAACACAAACTGACAACCCAATCATCAATCACATTGCTGCTGTAGCTCAGTCACAGGCATCTAATAAACAAGCTAGTATTGATATTGCGACTCAGATGGATGCACAACAAGCTGCATACTCTGACGCGGAAATGTCTCAGGCAGCTTTAGGTGCTGGTAAGCAAGCAATTATATCAGCACAAGAAACTTTACTTGCAGCTAGGGATGCTAAAGCTGCTGCAATCCGAACCCAATTTGGGGCAGATCCAACTGAGTTAGGTTCGCAGTCTAACAAGTGGCTGACTGAAATGCAGCAGAACGCAGATAAAGCATATGCTGCTCTGGATGTTGTAAGAGAGAAACAGTCACATACTCTACTGTCTGATCCACTGAGTTTTATCCAAGCACAGTTTACTTTGCCTGCTGACATTGCTGAACATAACTACTGGGCCAGTAAACACAATCAGGCAGAAGCTAATCTCAATGAGGTCACTTCCGCATCTGATGCTAATGTGATTGCCGCTAATAGGGCAGCTGCAACTACGTCTACTGAATTGGCAATCGCTAAAGGAGAAGAAGCAGCACAAACTGCTAACTACAATATTGCGCAATTGAAAGAGCAAGCAGCTGGAACTAGGATCAAAGGTATTGAAACCTTGAATGGTTTGACTGCACAAAAAGCATCTATGGCTTTAGCTCTACATCAGTCTGCCAACTCTGACAAAGGTTTGCAATTGCAGGAACAAGCTCACAAAGACATGATGGAAGACAGAGCTTTGCGTCGCGCCCAAGTTGTTAAGGATAATGCGACTGAGGCAGATAATCTGCAGGCACAAGAGGATATGCGGAAACAGTTCAATGCCAATGCTCGTAGGAACAATCAAGCTGAGATTCCAGATCAGAGAACTTGGAGAACAGTTGCTACAGCTAATGCTAAGAATCCAGATTTCTGGAGTAAGATTGCAGCAGGTCAACAGATTGTAGCTAACTCAGGAAGTGCTGTTGGTGTTCCTGTAGCATCTTCCGCAGGTCATGCTGCTTTGGTGTATGCAAATGGAGGGACTAATTTTAAATTAGATCCAGTTGCACAATTCTTGTTTGATAAATTGGAAACAGTTAAAGCAACTCCCGGAGCGTCTAAAGACCCAGAGGCTGTTGCGTCTGCTGTTACTGCAGCTGCTATTGGTGAAGCAACTAGACTGAGTAAACGGATTGATCCCAATTCGCCAAATATCTATGTAGCTCCGCCTCCAGCTGTGATTCTAAATGCTTTAGGTCCTGCCCAGAGTGATTTTGTACAGAAAACAATTGCACCTCTTGTTGCTGCTAATCCCAAGTTAGCAATGAATGATGATGTGATTATGGCAAAAGCATTTGACTATGCTGGAACACTGCCAAGAGGAATTGACGCAGCTGCTGCTGGAATTAAAGCTTACTATGATCAGGCAGTTCTTAATAACACTGTTACAAAACAGTTTGTTGAGAAAGGTTTGCCAGCTCAAGTTAAGTATCCAGCACTAATTGAAGGTAAGGTTGTAGATCTAACTGATCTAACTGCAATTAAAACTGCAATCATTCGCCACACAATTGGTGAAGCTAATAGAAATCCTGGCATGGTATCATTTAACTAATTAGGGTAACAAAATGGAATATGGAACTTCACCCGGCTATCTTCATGGCGCGGACTTACATAATGTAGGTTCGGGCACTGACTCATTCTTTGATGCACCAATTGATAATACTGTTGATTTTGTAGCTAAGATCCCAGCCTTCGCTGTTACTTCAATCGCATCTGGTATTAATTCCATCTATAATTCTGGAGTTGTTGCTGGAAATTTCCTTGGTATATCTGACGCACAAGAGAATGATTTGCAACAAACTCTTGGAAATTTTGATGACAATTTGGGACAGTACTATGAAGCACATAAGTCAGCAGTTGATCTGACTGGCTTTGTTGCTACCTCTTTTGTTCCCGGTTTGGGTGGAGTTAAACTCATGAATACTGGGCAACGTATGTTGTCTGGTGCTATGAAAACTGGCGGAGTAGGTAGGAGTCTTGCTGAGGCAACTGGATTGGTTGAGACTCTCGGAGCAGGTGGAAAATCACTAACACAAATTGCAGGGGAGGCGCTGGCACAAGGTAATCAGACATTCACTGTAATGAATTCTGGGGTTCTGAAAGCTATTGCTGGTGGAGTTGGACAAGCCACACTGGACTCATTTGCTTTTGAGGCAATGGTTCAAGCAACTATGTTTCGCTCTCCTATTCTAGAACAGCAAGATATTTCTGACATTGGACATAACATCCTAGTTGGAACAGTTTTGGGAGGTGCTATTGGTGGCGCATTTAATGCTGCTGGTGTTTATGGTGGAGTCAAGAAAATCTTGGTGGGTGAGGACCTAAGAATTAAACCCTTCACTCAAGTGTCTGGAACTCATGGATTAACTGATGCATCTGATCGCATGGTAATCCGTGCTGGAGACATGTCTTTGATCCCAGAAGGAGTTGATGCGAAAACAATCCAATTGGGCAAAGACACATTAAATAATTTGCGCCTAGCAAATCGTAAAGATATGCACGCACTGACTGGCGGGGGCGAAGAAGGTTTAGGTAATCAGATTGCAGACCTCTTGGATACATTACCCCACGACCAAGTTGCTAATGTAATTGGTGGAGCCAAATTGGTTGCGCGCCCCGGCTATATAGTAACTGCTGGAGAAGGCGGAACAGTAGCTCATGTGCGTTTGCATGGAACTGATGGAGTTGGTGATGTTACTTTTGATGCACTGCGCAAAGGTGAGCAGACTCTCGCAGATGCAGTAACCCCACTCAAGGGACAGACTCCTAAACAAGCTATTGATGCTGTTGTGGATTCCCACAAATTCACTCCTGCTAAACAGTGGAGAATGGCTACTGCTTCTGGTGCAGCTGAAGTTGAAGCAAGATATATTTGGGCTGAGACTAAGGCAGTATACAAGTCTGGCATGACTATCAATGTTACTGATATTCCTCTCTTAGAAGGAGCTCTGAAACGAGGAATTGCAGACATTACTGTAGATGATGGAGTTCACTCTTGGAAGATTAGTAACCTAGATGACCTGAAGAATGAGGTAATCAGATCTAAACAGGAACTCGCACACGAATTAACTCTGGCTAAGAATGCTGCTTGGACTACTGCAGATGGTATTCCTACGTCCGCTGAGATCGCTAAGGCAGTTAATGTATCAGTTAAGAGTTTGGAATCACAAGTTGGGGGTGAAATAGAAACTGGTGGAGCTTCCATGTTTGCTAGGCAAGATGCACAGAAAGCATTTGATGCTGCTCGTGTTGCTGCTGGACAAGCAATTGGTGAGGTATCTAATCTTGCTTACATCCCACAACATGTAAAAGTTGTTTATGATGCAACTCGTAGCGCAGGTGTAAACTCCGATCTTGTATCAGCAATTACTAATGTTGCAATGGTGCAGAAGATTGCCAAGCAAAAAGCTGACATGGCTTTCTCCAACTTCTCCACTGAACTCAATGGAAGATTCCCCAAAATATCCCAACGAGAAATCTCAGGTTCTAATCGCTACGGAGCTGGAGCTGGAGTTGTTACATCGGCCAATGGAGATTACTTAACTCTTGCATCTAAAGTTGAGGCGATTGGAAAAGCCACTGCTGATCTGATTACACAAACCCAAAAGCGTACTTCCGATGTTATTGAATCAGTTGCTCTGAGACTGAGAGGAGACCAAGCAGGTGCAATTGAGTTCTCTAAACTTAATGACTTACGCAATTCAACGGTGGAGAAATATGTTCTCAATGATGCCGGTGATGGACTGATTGTTAAATCAGTTAAAGAGTATCAAGATGCAGTGCGAGCAGGTAAAGGTAAAGCTAATATTGCGATTCCAGTTTTGCAGGAAGGCATACCTGAGCAAGTTAAATTTGTAAACGCTAATGCTGCTGATGCAATTAAAGCTGACATTAAAGCTAATGGTAATCGTGTTGAGCACGAGAATGCTTTGCGCCAGGCTGAAGGTGCAGAAGGAACTAAAGATGCTTCTGGATTCTATGGGTGGAAACCTGATCCTAAGAGCATGAAATTCTTTGCGTTTGTGAAAGATGAAACTATTACAGGTAAAGCTGCTGGACATACATCTATGATTCATGCTGCAACTGAAGAACAGTTGAGTAAGATGATTGAGAAAGCTAGAACAATCTCAGGTATGAAAGTATACACGAAAGAGGACACCAAGAACTTTTTCGAAGCTCACAAATCATATGAGTTTGATCGTACTTTGCATGAGAACTACATTGACTCCTCTCTCAAGTCTGCTGGTATTAACAATCAGTTCTTCCCTAAGACTGACCCTGATGCTATTGTCAATGAGTGGACTGCTTCTCACCTGAAGAGAGATTCAGCTTTAGCTCGTGATGCAGTTGCAGTTAAGTACGGGAATGAGTTCGACCAACTGGAGCAATTGGGTAAACAATATACTGGTACTGCATCATCACAATATGGTGTAACTGCCAAGAGTATTGAAACTACAATGGCCAATCCATATAATGATTATAGAAAAACTGCGCTCAATATTTCTAGGCTTGGTGAGTATCCTCTGCTTTCTTCTGTTAACCGCGGGCTGTCTAATGCTGTTGATGGAACTATACAACACATTGTAGATGCGTGGAAAGAGGTTAAAGTTGTAAGTGATCTTGATAGAATTAATACACTGCTGTCTGACGCTGGGATTAGCCATGCGTATAAGTCAGCAGCTGAGTTGATTCTTGCTAATCACACAATGCCTAAACCTTACCTGAGTAATTTCATCCGAGGTGCTAATACTATTCTTGCCAACACTTTCTTGCGCTTAGATTTCCTGAATCCAATTGCCAATGCTGTTGGCGCTCAGGTTCTATTGGGGTCTGAGACAAGAAACATTCACAAGCAATTGTTGCGTGATATGGATGTTGCTGGAGTTACTGTTCCCGGAACCAACAATACAATCCTGTCTCCTAATAAACTGATTGCTAAAGCCAATGCAGATTGGTTTAAGGATACACTGGAATTGGATCAGTCGTTTAAATTCTTAGGTCTTACATCTTCGATGCGCGATCAGATGAAATCTATGTTGCGGGATGATCTAACTCTAGCTGGCGGAGAGACAGTTGCTCAGACTCAGACTATGTTGACAAGAGCTTTGGCAAAAGCACAACAATTAACTGAGACTGGAGAGAAGATCACAGGTAATAAATTAGCTGAGGAGTATAACAGATTCATTTCTGCTCACGTTGCTAAGCAAGTTGCCGGGGCTAGAGTTGCATCTGGGTTAATGAGTGTTGATGATGTGATTCCATTCATGAATACTTTTGTGAATAGAACTCAAACTAATGCATTAGCTTCTCAGCGTCCATTGTTATTTCAAGGCCCTGTAGGTCAAGCAATTGGTTTGTTCCAATCATTCCAATTTAATACAATGCAACAACTGTTCCGAGGTGTATCAGAAGGTGGAGCTAAAGATGCAGCTATGATGATGGGATTGCAAGGTACTATGTTTGGCTTAAACGGACTGCCCGCATTCCAGTATATCAATCAACATATTATTGGTACAGCATCTGGGAATAAAAATCACACAGATGCATACTCTGCTCTGTATGGTGCTGCAGGAAAGACTGCTGGGGACTGGTTGATGTACGGGATTCCATCTAATCTCTTACAGACCAATCTGTATTCCAGAGGAGATATTAATCCTAGAACTTTGACAGTTGTACCAGTTGCTCCGCAAGATGTTATCGCTGTATCTGCTTTCACAAAATTTGCAAGTAATCTAAAAGAGACTGTTGGAAAGATTGCTGGCGGAGGTGATGTGTGGCAATCAGTATTGCAAGGTCTGGAACATAATGGAATTTCGCGCCCTCTCTCAGGTCTTGCACAAACAATGCAAGCTGCCGGTGGAAGTGGTAAAGTATTCTCTACTACCAATGCAGGTGATGTCAGTTTCACTAATGATCTAATGTCTTTAGCAACCCTATCTCGGTTAGCCGGTGGAAAACCTTTAGATGAAGCACTTGCTAATGATGAAGTGTCTAGGTCTATGGTATATAAAGCAGCTGACAAAGTTAGATTGAAAACTGCAACTGAAACTTTTAAATCTTCTGTAATAGGAAAAGCTGGAGGAGGTGAGAGTATTGACCCAACTGTTGTGCATGATTATATGGCTGCATTTGTACGCAACGGTGGAAGGGTAGAAAGCTTTAATCAAAATATGTTAAACACTATGACTAGAACTAATACCCCGAGAGCCAATCAAATCATAGGTGCATTAAAAGGCCCATATGCGGAACATATGAAATCTTTAATGGGCGGGTCAGTCGAGGATTTTAGATCTCAGCCAGCTTTGGAATAGGTAGGAATAGGTAGAAAATTGCAAACGTGAAAAAGCCCCCACAGGAAACACTTAGTTGTGAATCTTATTGGGGGCTTTTATTTAATCTAAAATTATTCAAGTAAGAGTATTATTGCTGCTCTCCTTGCGGTGCTGCTTTGGATGCAGTTGCGATGAACGCGCCGTCCAGGCAGGCCGTCTGCAATGCCTGTCGCACATGCTCTGCCTGCTTCTTGGAACCAACAAAAATATCCCTGGTCCCATCTCCGGCTTTGACGCAGCAGGGCCAAAAACCGCCAGCGGATTTCTCCACGCGATAACGCTCAACTATTTGCTGCTGTACTTTGTCGTAAGCAGTCTCCACCAGCTCCGCATTCACATCCTGCGCTGGCTGTGGTGCTGCACCGGCTGCGAGGTAAAGCTCTACTGCCTTACCAAACACGCCATACTCATAAGCAACCTGAACCAACGGCTCGGATTGCTGTCGATTCCATTCAAGGAACTGGTGCTGTGCTGTGAATAGCGCAGAGGCATTAATTGCATTGGTAGGCTCCTGCTGCTCAAGGGCTGCGAGCCTTGCGCTGAGTGCATCACGCTCTTTTACTAACTGATTCTCTCGAATCTCTGCGTGGTCTATAACTAACCGCAGATCATCACGCTCCACCTTGTGCGCAGCGGCTTGATCGTCAGCGGCTTTGCGGTACTCGTCACGTTCCAATTGCAAGTTGAAAGCTAGTCGGTTGGCGTCTTTCCATCCGTCATCAAGCTGGGCGTTCTCGGCCTTCAGTTCTTGGATTGCGGTTGCGGCTTTGTCTGCAACCTTCGCAAAGTCGAGATTCATGTTTCGTTCGCGGGAGATTGACGCACCTTGCGCAAGCTTGGCAATCAGTTCATCGTAGTTTTTCATGGTGTTTCCTTAACTACTGGCACACAGTACGATCTCTGGGCGTGGAATACGCTGGTGTTGCTGTCCACCTTCAATTCACACGCAGCCTTGGTCAGGTAAAGCTCAACGAAGTGTGGTACGCACACACGTTGGCAAGCCATTAATACGAGCGCCCAAGTCATGGTGTTTCACCTTTCATTGCTTCGTTCAGATCATTTGCCATACCTTGAGGCAAGCGAGTCCAGTAGCCGTCCAGCACCATCACAACCTGCACCAATTTGGCAGCATCCTTTTCCAACGCCTCGATACGCTGGGCCAGTGCTGCTCTGGCTTTATGGGGGTCATCATTCTTGACGTAGTTTGCAACTGCCATCATCTTGACGACGTAAGCGTCTACGAGTTCCATTGTCGTTTTCATGATAGTTCCTTTTCTATTATCCAAACTGTTGAAGGCTTAGCTTTATTTCTTGTGGGATATGGACAATCCTTAGGTACATCAGCCAAACACCACACTGCTACATACTGCCCTCTGTTAGGAGTTGCCCACCTATCTACATAACAGTCAGGCATTTTATGTAGCACTTTAAGAATAGTGTTTGATCTAATCTCCAATAGACTTGCTATATCTAATGTGCTCAGACCAAACTGATGACATTTTAAAAGTTCTCTAACTCTGGGCGCGTGAGGCTTTTTCATTTCAGCGCTCTCTAATGCACTCCAAATTTCCAAGCTTCTTTACTCCAATCATAGGAGATACCTTTGATTGCAGCGCGCACTGCCATACCTTTCAGTTTGTTAATCAGCACATCTGCGAGAGCTTTCAACTGTTCACCGTCTAGCTCTGCATTGATTTCATAGCCACAGTAGTGACAAGTTTCTGCGAATACAACTTCCATTCCAAGACCTGCGTGTTTCTGCAAGCGTTGAATTAGTAATGGATGGTGCGCGATTTCCAATTGTAATTGTATAAACTCTTCAGGGAAAAATTCGTGTATCATAGATTCTCTCCAGCGTATAAGTAAACGTTTCGGATAGTGTTCAGTAATCTTGCTTCGTATCTTGCATCAGCTAATGCTGTGTGTTTGATACCGTCAGTCTCTGAGCTCAAGTGTGTTACCGGGAACAGAGCTTTAATAGTACGCAGATCACGGTTGTTCCTAAAGTTCCACACACCATGATAGCCCATAGAATTGAGAGAGTACGCAAGCAAACGATTGTCGAAGTCTGAACCGTTTCCCCACACCGCAACATCCGCACCATTAGCTCTGATAGAATCCAACCAGAAACGGAAGTGATCAAAAGCATCACTATAAGAATCTTGCCCACTGAATACATGTTTTCTAGCTTTCGTATCTTGTTGTTCCCACCACGATAATGTATCCCTGTCTTTATTAAACTCAGACGCTAGAGCAACATCATAAGAAATGGTTGATTCAAATTCGTGGGAGATACCAGTTGGTATATGTATATGATCGAACTCTGGGATACAACAACCAATCTGTAAGATTGCTGCGTCCTCCGATGTTCCTAGGGTTTCCAAATCCAAAACAATATTAATTAGTTTCGCGCTCATATGATTTTCTTTCTTGGGATGTTAGCCTTTTACAGCTAATTCTTCTTGGGTTAAATGGGACAGATCAATTGTATAATCTGCGTCTGTAAGACCTATCTTTCTCATAGGTAAAAACAATCCGTTTACATTCTGGATCTTATCTGACATGGACAGTTTTCTGATTATGTCTCCAATGTCAGAAGGTTTTTCCAAATCTGCCGAGACAAGTTTCATCAAGTCTTTCAAAATGATTCCGTCATGTGCTTCAATGAATGACAAAACTTTGTGGGTAATATCTGAGTTTCTTGACTTGCCAAATTCTCCCAATGCTTTCGGCATGAGAGTTTCAATGTACGTGAGATATGTATTTGCTTCAATCACTATTGACTCTGATATCGCTTTCTCTAATCTGGAAGCAGCAACAACAATAGACAGTTTTAATAAATGGGTAAATCGTCTGTTGGAGTAAGAATCAAATCTCAAATCATCAAGTGGTTTCGCATTTGTGTATATATGTTCTAAGAGTTTTTTCGCTTCTGGTGTATATGTTAGTTCTCCGTAATGGTAGGACTTAATTTTTTGTAGCGATGTTACAATGTGCGCGGTTTCATGTGCATCAGGTGTGCGAGGGAAAGTAATCTTTCTCCCGTTGGGCTCTCCATATACAAGCAAGAGTCTGGAGAAAAATCCCTGCCCCAATATGTCTGGCGGAAACGCAATAGAGAATCCGGTAGGTGTGTTCCCGGCAAGGATGGAGATTGTAGGGTTTGGTATAGAGACCGATTTGCCTGTCTTAATGCGATTAGAATAGGCAGGCCCACTCCAGTCCCACAAACTTCCGAGAATGGAAAGGAATTCAAGATTTCCAATTCCGAAGAAATCGTTTGCCTCATCTGCTCCAATGAACATTGGCCTGATTGTTGACTCATCTGTTTGTTCCCCCCATAAATTCTTATCTAGTATTGTGTCTGGCGAAGTTTCGAATTCATCTTCATGTCCTGCAAGATCCATTAGAAACTTCTCTTTGGATGTTCGTTCCGCAGATATGGTTGTGTAACCTGCTTTAACTAACATTGATTTCATCAGTTTAATTGCTGTTGATTTTCTAGTACCTGCTGTGCCAATCAACATCGCATATTGGTTAGGATAGATGTGAGAGTGCCCGTGCGGGATGAAAATGTTGCGCTCTAGTATTGCTCCGATACCAGCAATAGCAGACCAACGGTGAAAGGATATAGGTACTTCTGAGTCATTGGTGTAATGCAAGTAGTCAGTTAAAAAGCTAGAGCGCATTTGGTTCAATCAAGAGTTACACAGGACGTCTAATTTGTCAGATAGTTCCAAGAGATAAGGAGGAACATCTGTCCAAGTGTTTAATGCTCGCTGAAATAGAATTTTTAAATCCTCTGGTCTGATTGATAAAGCCACAGAGGGCTTAGTGTCAGCTGGTGTTATAATGATGGAAGCAAAGACCATGGTATGTTACCTGATTTGGCAGCAGCAATGTCATAGACAAAACTGATTGATTGATTTGATTCTGAGATTGAAAACAGTTTTACTCTAGCAACAGCTAGGTTTTTAAGTAGTCCTGTTTTGATACAATCCAGAGCTTGTTGAACTGTTACATCAGTTCGTAACCAAAGAGTGGGTTGTGATTCGAATTGGAATTCAAATTCATATATGATCTGTGTAGGGGGTACTGTGTTTGTCATTTGTTTCTATAATCCTTGCCAAGGAGTTCCACTAAGTTTGAGTTGATAAGCTTTAGGTTTTGTTTGTACATAATACGCTTCTTCATTTTGTATCTCAGTTACTTTTCTAAGGTACACAATGTGAGCTTCTTCGATTGTTAGATATGATCCTAGATAGTACCTCTCTTTTTTATTGAAAAAAATTGCTCTGAATCTGGTTCCCAAATGATTAGGATAAACTCCTTTTGGTAAGTCTCTCTTATGCACTGTGGTCACTCCAGTTCACTCCAGTATTTCTTACCACACTTTAATGCAGCAGGTACTGTGAATGTATGTTTGATTCCTTTTACATCTGTTATGTCCACTGGAATCTCCATTAGAGATTTAACTTTCTGTGCCAGATGCTCGTGTCCGATTCTGTACTGAAAGAATATAGAGTCATGGATCTGGGCCATGAGTTTAAAATCACGCGGGTTAGGTAATGCAATCTCATAGAACACTTTAAGATACGCTACATTCAATGTCATAGCATTGAGGGATTGTGGATTGTGTGCTACATATCCATTGAGTGCAGTTTTAGATTTCGTTGGGTCAGAGAAACAGTATCTAGTCCACCCCGTTGCACCTGTGAGTTTGTGCGTGAGCGACACAGTTCTTCGTATCCAGTCTTGATACCCAATTCGAACGTCAGGGTAAGTAAGAGTAAACACGTTAAGCAAATGTTCAGCAACTTCACGAAGCGTCCACCGAGTAGGTAACTTAAGCAATCTTTGAGCTTCTTGAATTTTGTCTTCACCCATTGTGTCAATGAGTACCGACCAACCCATGTTGTATGAAGCACCATGATTAACTCGTTTGGCAAGATCGCGTAACTTCTTATCGAGAGTTTTTCCAGTTGCGTCGTCGTAAATACTTTCGTAAGGAATTCCAAAAAAGCTTGATGCATTAACTGCGTGGAAGTCTTTTCCTGAGGAGACAGCTGCAATGAGATTCTTATCTCCTGTAATGTATGCCGTGTCTCTGGACTCAGCCTGTTCCAAGTCTGACTCGCCAAGGTAAAATCCTGCATCTGCACAGAGGGTTGCCTTAACTGTCTGTCCTCTCGGGATATTCTGAATTTGTAAACCACACCAGAAGTGATGCTCTTTAGACGCGAGTCTACCAGTATCTGTTCCATGTGGATTGAGTGACCAAAGTATTCTGGATGTGCCACTTAATTCTTTTCCTTCCACAAGGTACGTTGATAAGAGTTTGCGATCTTTCTGTATAGTGGATACTTGAGATAAGATTCGTTGGTTAAGAGGATGACGTAGACGCGCTTTAGCAAGATTCTTTTCGTCCGTTGCATCCAAGTCTGCACAGCCCAAGATTTTGAGGAGAGCTTTCTTTTGTGGCGGACTGTTCGTATTAAACGATGGCACTCCCAATTCAGTAGAGAGATTCTCATTTGCAGCTTTAATTTTCGCAGTAATCTTTTCATTTGAGTCAGTCAATTTTGGGAGATCACGCGCAATACCCGTAAGCTCAGAGAGCACACATGGGAATAGCATTGGAAACTCCATACGATAATTGGTGTGTGCCCAACTAGGGGCTTCGTTGATCCAGCCCAAAAGTACGAGTGCTGTCTGATGCGTATCCTTAGCGTTGTAAAGATAATAAGTTTCGAGGTCATTTGTTTCTGCCAGATCTTTCCAGTACATAGACTCACGCACAAAGAATGCAGACAGGGATGCAAGATCTTTAGGTAACTCTGAGTACCAACAGTGCATGAGAGTTGCTGTATCCCATGCATAATTATTTAGAATAAGAGAGTAGCGCATGAGATAGTTAATATCATACTTGCCATTCTGTAAGATTTTGGGTGCGCCTATTGAGAGGAACTTTTGTGTCCAAGCATAACACCAATCCGTATCCATTGGTAACACAGTTGAGCGACTAATATAAGAACCATTGACAAGAGTAAGAGTGGTAAAGCCAATGCAACGTATAGCAAGATTCTCTTTATAAGTTTCAATGTCAACTGCACATAAGTGTGATCTGGATGCGAGTTCATATTCATGCTCTATGTTATCCAACGTAAGGATGCACCAATTGAATTGAGGAGCTTGAATCCACTTGGACTTGTATACCAATTTACTCGTGTATCTTTTAAGAAGAAATTCTCCGTAAGGTACCGTGATAGTATGTTCAAGCGGGTGAACAATAACGTATTCAATTCCGGCCTTTGTGAAAAGACTTCCTGCAAAGTTGTCAACCGATGGAGCTTTTTGTGATGTGGATTGAGGCAAAAGTTTTTGAAGCAATACTGGAGAGGTAGTGATGACTCCAGTAATTCCTCGTTTCTTGCAGTACGCTTCAACTTCAAACAGTGTTGAAATCTGCTCGGTTGAGAGAAATACTTTTGCTGATCCAACACAGCTTTTGAGTTTGGGTAAGAACGGTTTGTCATATGATGTTCCCAAGAATAGGAGATTATCGTGCCCTGACATTACCTATTCTCCTGTTCCAAACAAATCTGCTTGCACTGTTGGTAATGTGAGAGGTTCAGTAATGTCAATGCGAGAGTGAGTTACTGCTGCCTTGCCAGGAATAACTGTGAACTGTTGATCTGAAACTCGCATTGCAAATACGTCACCACGATTAACAACTTCATGCACAAGAGTGGAATTGAATAGTCGTTTAGCTGGGACTAGTCTAATGTACAGTTGATTCTGATAGTAAAATGTATTTAAAACTTTTGTAACTGTGAGAGTCATGATAAATGTCCGTAGTTTAGATGCGCCAAAACCCCCACTTGACTAAACAAGTTAAGGGGTTAGACTAATTTACATTAGTGAAGCAGAGAACTGGTTACAGCACTGCGATTTTGACAAGATCAATATTGTCTTTACCTTCGTACTCACCCTTACCTAAGCGAATCTTAGTGACAATCATTACTTCAGCACCTTCAGCAGCTTCCAGAATTTCGCGGGTAGATGAACCTTGGAAAGTTTCTTTCAATGCTTGAGCAATCATTTTCAAAGTACCTTGCGAGAATGGATTAGGTTGCCCATCTTTCTTCTTGAGACCTAGGTACAAACCATTCTTATCTCCGGGTGTTGGTGCAACTTGAGTAGGATCAGCCAGTTCCAGAACTTCAACATAAGTAAACTGAACTTGCACTGCTGCCTTTGCATCATCAATCTTGAACCCAACAGTTACCTTGTGAGCACCGTTAGGAAACAGTTGAATAGAGGGAGTGTCGGCCAAGTCATCAAGAGTAGCATCCAAAAGGTTATCGAGGGACATAATATTTCCAGTATAAAAATTAAAACAATTAAAAAGCGAGAGAGTGAGAGAGATTAAATTTGTGTGTCAGATTCTTTTTGTTCTGAGAGTTCCTTCTTAAGTTGTAATTCTAAAATAGCTAAACAGTTCCAAGCAGCATGAGCTAGATGGGAGATGTTTGATTCCACATCATTTTTTGTATGAGTCGATTGAAATAGATGTCTATACAAAGCATCAGTATATCTAACACTAGCATCGGGAACAGAAAGCCAGCCGTTAGGAGTATATTTATTTGCTCCGAAGGTTGTGACTTCTGCCACACTAGATAGAGCATTAGCAAAGCCGGAAACCATAAGACCAGCTTTAATTTTTCCAGCATCTAGTTTAGCTCCGGGTTGATGTGCAAGTTTTCCAAATGGATCAAGAGGAGATGACATTTACTTCTTAATGTTAGAGAGGAGGGATTGCAGTTTAGATGTTGCTACTGCATTTGGCTGAGAGATTGGTGGGTCACGAAACAAAGTTATGAGAGGTGAGTCAGTTATAGATTCCAAAACAATTCCAGTGCGAGAGCCAGTATTGAGATTGGAAGCAGAAGTTGTAGACGAATAGAAGTTATGCTTTTTGTTTTTTACTTCTGCATATACAACATGGTCAAAATACTTAGCTGTGTTTCTTGAAAATGCTCTGGTCCCTGCTACTGGTACGAGTTTTGTTTTTCCATCTTCCAGTTCAGCTTCTGTTTCATGGGAGATACACACAACATTATACTGTGCTTGTTGTATGTGTGAGAGAAAAATCTCCATCAACTTACCTAGATTTCCCCAATCAGAATAGTCTAATTTGTAATCATCAGGCTGTCCTTTTGTTATGTGAGCGATTGCAGATGCAGTGAGTTGGGTTAGAGAATCAAATACAACAACTGTATCTTCATCTAAATCGTTAAGACATATGTCAACTGCTGCCTTCGCTGCTTTCGTGCATACGGGGCATCCCACTTTTCCATGCTCTTCGCAGATACTAACCTTTGTTCCTTTAATAACTTTAAGGCAGGTTTCGATAGCAATCGGATAACTTCTGGTGTCAGGTAAAGAAATGATTTCAATTCGTTCTTTCCATTCTTGTGGGAACTTAAGTAATGTTGCATAACCATTTTCCAGATCGAACCAAATTAGTTTTTTAAATTCTGCCAGTGAACCTGCGAGCTGTGTCTTACCTGTTTTAGGTGGGCCATAGATAAGAACTCTATGAATAGGTGAGAGAGCTTTAAGTGTCAGTTTCATTTTAGGCTACCTTAGATAGTTGAGATTGGATTAGATGTTCGAGAGTTATTTTGATTTGATACTCTGAATTCTTATCTTCAATTGTCTGAGCTTGTTCTGGCGTGATCGGAGAAACTAGCTTGTCTGTATCCATTTGACACAGTCCCATAAACTGGCACTCTCTGAAATAAGTAAAACAAGATTCACCTCTCATAGGATACAAACTATTTGATTCGTACATTGAAAGAAGTTCACAATCTAAAGCTAACTCTTGAATCCATCTTGCCCGTTGAACATAAGATTTTGTGAATTCAAGTTGCTCGTATTGGAGTTGTTTGGTTGAGTAGATAAGGTATAAAACTCGGTACGATGAAAGCTCGGGGAATATTGCATCGAGAACAATGCTGTATCCAATTGCTTGAGCAGAGTTCTTATATGTTGCCGGGTTAAGTGTTGTTGCGCTGGATGTTTTGCATTCCAATACAACAACCTCTCCTGTGGTGTCATGTTGTAATACTGCGTCAACAAAGCCTCTATACTTATAGTTATTTGGAAGAGTGATGATGAAGGAAAGTTCGCAGGCAGGTTTTCCATCGTAGGTGACAAGTGAGTATCCATTTAAATAACCTTCATCCCTCATAAGAGAGAATTTTTGTACTGCAAATACTGCTGCTGCAAATGATTTGTTTTGTTTTGGGTTGTCTGCAAACAGTTCTGGTTTCCAACCAAGAAACATTTTCCACATCCACTCTTCTTCTGGTTTGTTTTCCAGAACTTCTTGAATACCCAGACCTACGATTTGCCCATAGGAAAAAGTAATTGATTCTGAGAGAGATTCAGATGACTCAGAAATGGAACCTAGTTTCTCTAGTTGGAATTTCCGTGGGCAAGAATGGGCTGTTAACAGTCCCGAGTAAGATAGATTCAACAGCCTGGGATCAGTTTCGGTGTGCATAATATGTATCTTATAATGTTTGACTGTTCAGATGTTAGATAGCAACAAGATAGAATGGTTGTGAAATGGTATAGATATAATATATCGTACTGTGTTCTCGGCGGAATCATTAGTACAGATTCATTCAAGACTCTATCAGCAGGGAGGATGTATGAATAACAATCTAACCACTCAGACAATTGTTTGTGTGCTGTTGGTGTGAGTTGAGTCTTGTATGTTAGAACTGCTAATGCTTCAGCTATTGAGAGATCACACTTAAATCTTGGGAGATCAGATATCATCAACACTTATCTTCTTCAAAGATTTACCTTTGGAGCCTGAGAGGATTGATGTAGTAATTGTTGTTTGAGTTTGTTTAGACAAGCCTGAGATAATAACTGCTACTTCTTGCGGTGTCAGAAGAGTAACAATTTCTGGGTCTTGTTTTAGATTCGCATGAATATCTCGCAAGAGAGTTGGCATGGATGGATGAGAGTTTAGAACTGATTGATGCAGCTCTGTGATTTTCAATGAGATTATTTCGTGCGCACTGAGTGACATTTGGTTTAGCTTTCTATATTGAATCTAATGTGATTAGGGGCTTACGAATCATTACAAATTTAATGACTGATCCTGTTACTTTTGTGTATGTTATGCATCTAATTGGTGGACACATTTCAGTGCACTCTAATTTGAATGCAAGATCCATATGTTTTTCTTTCCACAAAGCTTTAATAATACGACGATGGTATGCCTTGTGTGCTGATATTTCACACATTCCTGTTTCTTTTATCTGATTCCATACAGGTTCATACTGGCGCATAACAAATACATTAGAGACGTTAGAGAGATCAGAGAGATTAGAGAGATTGTGGTGGGTTGAGCAGTTTAGGTTCATGCTCAGGAAATCCTAACTAAACGTGGTAGGGACACAGGAAAATACATTAATTACCCCACTCAATTCATTTCCTAATTGAGTAACTTGATCAGAGTCCCTTACCGCACTGCGTGTCTAGCTTACAGACTGCTCAGAGGGTAATTAATGTATTTGTGAGATTCAAAAGAAAAGAACATTGAGTTTCTGCTTTGATCTAGGAAAAAGGAGGGAACCTAGTTACCAGTCAATGTTCTTATCTTTAAAATCTTTAGGGGGGGGAAAGCGAGCAGTTTTACATCATACTCAGGATGTCAACCCACTAAATCCAAGGCATACAGCCTGTCATAGAATAGTGAGGTGGGTGATTACAATCCCAGATTGTCTTCCAGAGATTCTTCCTTAGCTTGGATCAGCTTGTCTGCTTTCTTAAACAGGAAGTCAATGCACTCAGCAAACTCAGCAGCTTTGGGTGAATGTTCTGCATACATTGCCAAACGCAGTTTGAGTTTTGCGATAACATCTTTCTTAGATTTGATGGAAGCAAACTTACCTGCAAAGATTTTAGCTGCATTAGCAGACTGTTCTTTAGAAGTACCAGAAACAGCAGGCATAACTTCCACATAGTCTGCTGCAAAATCTTCCCAAGTTTCTTTGGAGATACCAGAGCGACGATCTTCTTTTTCCAGATTAGCAATTGTATTCCAATCGCAAGTAGAATAATCAAAGTTCTCAGTAGTTACAGTTTCTGTATCATTGATAACATCGCGGGCACGTTGCACAATAATATCAGAGACAGCTTCGAGCAAGAGATCCAAAGCTTTGCCACCAGTTTCCAGAATTGCAACAATTCCTTCAACACTTGGGACAGGCAGTTTGTCCAATTCAACTGTAGCACGTTTGGTTTTTACGCCAGTTTCTTTATCAGTAACTTCGCGAAAACCAAACTTAGCAGATTTAAAATCAAGCTTGTTGTCAAAATTAACGCGGACTGGAGTGGTTGTTTCGTTCATATAAAATATCCTAAGAAAAAGAAAAAAGAAAGTAGACAGTATTGTCTGGGTTAATCTGCGATCCGGGGTTATGTTTCGCAGTGATTGAAGTGTCTCATAAGGTGGGGCGGTTGTCAACCCCTTCCAGAGATAAGATAAAAATAAATTTAGATGCCTGTTATGTCTCCCCAGATATTATAAGATTAAGATTGCTGCTCCATGCGATCTACCTTACCTTGGAAATAGATTGCTTTCTCAGCTAATGTATTGCCTTTGATTCGTTGTGATTTCACAGCAGAAGTAAATGTGTCTGACTCACAAATTACGAATAATTCTTTCTTTGCCCTTGTGACTGCTGTGTATAAGAGTTCTCTTTGCATCATTGTTGCGTGAGAGTTGTGGAACAAGAGGAATACTTTATCCCACTCAGAGCCTTGAGATTTATGAACTGTTAAACAATATCCGAGAATGAGTGCATTGATCTCTGCTGCTTTTGTTACTGTCTTTTCAGTGCCTGAATCTTGCATTAGAAGTTTAATACAGTGGGAAGATTGCGTAACTCTATCTGCATCATCTGCGGCAACTTGTGCTAGGAGGAAGTCAATATCTGATTCTGAATCAGAAACATTAGAATCTGAGAGTCCTTTAGGAGAGTTGTTATGTCCCCAATAATCTAAGTAAGTAGATTCTTTCTGTGCAGGTACTCCAGTGTAAGATGGATTAGGATAGATATCAAGAATGATTGCATCTTCTCTGTCATAGAGAACTTTATCTCCACTGGAGAAGTAATGTTTTATGAATCCAGAAACAACTTCCCACGTAACAGATTGTTTTTTCCTAGCTAAATGGTTTGCAATTGATTTGTTAAGTTCAATTGTTCCGTAGGCTTTATTGAATGGGATTAGAATTATATCGTTTTCTGGATCATACGCACCTTTTTCATATAGAGTGTCGAACAGTTTTTCTGATACTGATAGAGCTGCTTCAGCATCTATTTTCTTTTTCCAAGGTTTGATTGTTAGTCCGGGACAATTCCATGTTGTCAGTTCTGCTGGTGGAATAGGAGCACCTGATAAGATTCGGTGAGCTAGGCGAATGATTGGAGATTCTAAAGCTTGTCGGTACACTTCTGTTAGTTCTACTAGAGGCAGCTCTAACATTTTGAATCCTAGAATAGCAGATCCAAAAACTGGAGGCAACTGTTGAATGTCTCCAAGGAAAATAATCTGCACTACGTTTTTATTCGGTAAAGAGTCTATTACTTCTTGATACAATGCTGTACCAATCATAGATGATTCTTCAAAAATAATTGTTGTTATCTCAGATGGGAGAGGATTACCGGGATTTCTTCCGGGGGCAAATCTCATTGTTGTTTTAGACTCACCTGATTCGGTTATAATTTCTGTGTATTCAGGTTGGTACTCTAATAATTTATGAATTGTTACACAGTTTGCTTTCATATCTTCTGACATATTTCTTCTTATATTGTTAGTTGCGCGACGGGTATAAGCGCAGATAACAATTCCGGGAACACCATGAGGAAGATGTTTGTGGTCATGATTCTGTAGAATTCCAGTACCTGATGATTGAATCAGAGAGGAAACAGTTCCTTTCATTGCAGTTGTTTTACCTGTACCCGCCGGGCCAATTAAGATACAAGATTTATGTGATGTTGCAAGAGAAATAAATTCTTGTTGTTTGTCATTGTATGTTATTTCTTTTCCATACTTATCAGTTACAGACATATTATCTATGTCTCTGATTTGATCTAATGTGACAACCAATTCAACTGTGGATTCAATTGTGGATTCGAGTCTTAGTTTCTCTTGTGCTTCATCATCTGCGATTGCAATTTGAATTGCTTTTGCTAATCTTGCTTTTGCAATTATGTCTGCAAATCTAGAGCTAGATATTGTCGATTGAGTTGTCATTGTTGCCATTTTGAATTCCTAAAGAGTTTGTTTCAGCTTGCAGTTTCTGGAGATTGTTGTAGTTCTGTGCAATTGTCCAGCGTCCTTTAGCTTTGATGTATGAGATAAGATCAGGATACATATGTTTCATCGGCTCCCTTACTGGGGCAGTGTCAATCATATTTTGCAAATTAGCATCTTCTGCATTTGTCTTAGGAGATAGAATTCTATAAGCTGTACCTATTTGTGATGCAAGATCAATATCTCCTAGGCCAAGATAATTCTTTTGCATCGCTGCACCTTTGCGAAGATATTTCATCAGAGCGTTGGCATAGATTGATCCTTCTGCAACAATGTTATCTTCACAATGTTCAATCAATTCTCTTAGATCATTCTCTGGTACTTGGAAAACTGTTTCTTCTTTCGCGCATTTAATAATGATTGTTTCCCAATACTCTCCTAGTTCCATTTTCACACCATTGATTTTAATGTCAAAAGTAGGAAAGTCTCCAGCTGTTACAGCCCATGCAGCTAAGATTTTAGGGTAATCTTCAATTGATTTGTGTGATGTTTTAATCAGTTTTTGTAAAGATAGTTCTCGCCGTTGGAGTTCTTGGTCATTGGAATGATCTTTAATGTTTTCAATCCAATCATTAAAGTTTTGATTCCAGATTTGAATCCAATTAAATGAGTTCTCTAAATTAGCAGTATCAGGTGAGATTGCAAAATGCGGTAGAACAAATGATGGATGTTTAATAACATCTATCTTACCTACAATATGGATTAATTGTTCCATATTGTTAGCCACAATAGATGAAGTTTTATCAGTGTATTGTGCCGGTGTTCTCCATTCTATCAGTCCAGTTGAATGGAGAAGTGAGAGATAGGTTAGATAAGATTCAGTCGGTGTTAATTTGCCATTGCTCCATTGTCCTGCTAAACCTAGAAGTTTCTTTTTAGAAACATGAAATAAAGGGTGAGAAACTTCTCTCGAACTGAGAGCAAAAGGTAAATGTTCACAAGTAAATTCCACACTGGAAAATGCGCAAAGTATTTTAGCCATGATAAATCCTACATTCCTAAGATTTCAGTTTCGTATTTTGCTTCCTGTTCAGGACTCATCATACCTGATTCGTATAAGATTCTTTCGGAGTTCTGAGCTTGTTTCAATGCGTGAGTTTCTGATAACTTATAAGCTGGATTGATTGCACCAACTTCTATTTTTGCAACTAAAGGAACAAGAACTTTCTTGATTGATTTGTTTAAATTTACATCTTCATCATCATTTGATTTAGAAATGATTGAGAGGATATGGTGGATTTGTTCTAATGTTAGAACTGGACGAAATTTGTGGGTCATATGTTTAAACTCAGACATTTAAGATTCTCCCGAAAAACTAGTAAATCTCACACCATATGATTGATGTGAGATGTGAGATGTGAGATGTGAGATGTGATTAATGTATCTTAGCTTCTATATATTCTTTAACACACTGAGAGATTATTGAATTGGAAACACCGTAATCAGCGTATTGCCGCATACAATAATCGTATAAAGAATCAAGACTCCAATTAGGATTAGAAGATAAGAAATTAGAAACCAGTGTTTTTGCGTGGGGTTCATAAGTTGTGGCGTGAGATTTTGGGTTCATTGTAGATGGAGATTTACGTAATTTAGAAATATCTTTTTGAGACATGTGGTCTAATGCGTGTGCCATTTTATTTCTGCTCCCATTCTGTTTCACTGAGAGCGATTGAAGAAAATAATAGAAACATTGTGAAATGTTCTATTGTCTCAGGTTTGTTTAATGTTTCTAATGCTGAGTGTGGAGGATAGAAACATTCATTAGGCTGAGAGAATGAATGAATGTTAATTCCTGATAGCATATCAGTTGTTGATTTAAAATCTTGTGGGAGTTTACATTGTTTGGGGGAATTGAAATAATCCTGTGCAATTTTATAGAATGACATTTGTTTTATCTCCTGATATGAATTGGTGAATTGGTGAATTGGTGAATTAGAAACCTAAACCATTCAAAATCTCTACAAACCTAGGGTAAGTTAGATTTTGAATACCTTGTGCACGCATTTTAGCGCAATGCACATTATATAAATATTGCATTTGTGAGGCTGACATATAAATTTCCTTTTTACAATTAATGTGAGAGTTAAGATTTGGGGGGGGGTTAGGTGAGATTACCTACAATAACCCACAATTTCTTATGAGTTATTATCGGGAATCAGAACTGTTTAAAACCCTAATGCATCTTCCAATGATTTCTCTTCTAATGCTTTATCTATCTTAGCTTGGAATTTCATAGTTTGTGGGTCTTGCTTGTCTGGTGCAAAATTCAGGATTTTTTGCAGTTCTATTGCCAATGTCTTGCCAATTGCGGCTTTTGTTCCGAATGATTCTGAAAAACGAACGGATGCTTTAGCAAGACGTTTTTCCATTTGATCCTCTTCAATTCCTAACTCCAACAATTTGACCCCCAAGTGTTCCGCAAGATTATCATTAAACCATGATGTAACTCGCGCTGTGTCCCATTTGTCTGAGTCTCCAACTGCCTCAAGAAATGCAACAATTGATCCAATATCAAGCTCTTCAGTTGTTACAGTTTTAATTCCTGACTTGATCCGTGCTGCTATCATTTCCGATTGTTTATCAAATAAGAAACCAATTATATGTTTATCCAATTTATCATTAGTTTCCATATAAACAGTTAAATCATTCCCTGTTAAAACTGGAATAGAGGTGCACATTGTTTGCTGCAAGTGTTGACCATAATTCCCAAACTTGTCAGCTTTCGCGATTGTTTTGACTAATCTCTGTCCTGTAAACGGTTTAGAGTTTTTGGCATCATAGATTGTTGCAGTGTGGATATTGGAGATTGTAGACATAGAAATTTCCTTTTAGGTTAATGATTCGGGAGATTAGATTACACTTGATTTATGAGCTCTTTTGAAACTCATAAGAAAATATAAAATTGTTGTCTGGTCTGTCGATTTGGCACGCCAGCCAATATGCCAGAATGCCAGAACCCGTATGGTGTGTCAATAGGCACGGCGCCCTAAGATGCATGTCACCTAATATAGATGTGTGAGAGAGTGAGAGAGTAGATAACATAAGCTTTCTTAGCATAGAGTTTACCCCTGTCAAAATTTAAACAATAAAACATAAGGGTACTAATACTATATATCTATATACCTTATATATACCCTTATATATCCCTTATACATACACTAATATTAATCCCCTATAGATAAGGAACTAGTATTAGTGGGGGAATTAGTGCTAAGTGTATAGTGTTGTATTTACACCACACCTAAACACCCGTTCCCCCCCCCTCTGGCATTCTGGCATTCTGGCATTGTGTCACAGCAGCCAGAATGCCAGACCATGCATTCTATGTTGTTTGAATTCAATAAGTAAATCCTATATACACTACCTTATCACCTGCTATTAACATAGATGCATTAAAGTCATCTGCTTTTGAACACTCATACTTTTTGCTGGAATGGTCATATGCACCACGAATCCACACAATTTTGGAATCTGCTTTACGCTTGAAATATTCGCCATTAGTTACAGCGCCCATTGTTGTTTGGGTTGTTCCATCTTCTAACTGTTTAAATGTTGTTGTCATTTTTGGTTTCTCTTTCATTGTCGCAGGGTTGGTGATGCTTATATACTTGCAAGCGCCGTGCCAACTTCACAAGATTGACCAACTATTTCACACCCAATATTGTCCCATACACGCTCAAACTAGCTCAAACTAGCTCTAATATATAACATTCAATAAGCTAAAAATCACAAGGTTGGCACGGATTTTGCTTGTGACAATTTATGTCACATCATTTTTGTCATATTACATTTATGTCACATTGTCACATCATACCAAATTCTCACAATGTTAGTTAGCACTCACACCCATATTAAGTTGTGTGCAATTCTATCACCCACAATTCTATTGCGCACAATCTAATCATGTGCAATCTAATCTTCTGTGGGGAGGGGTAAGGCCTTTTTATCCCTGCGCGCGCTGTGTATACTATAGAGGCATAAATATTTTACTAAATTTTTTCAAACACACATCCCACAACACAACAGAGAAATCAATTCTCCCCACCCACCCAAACTAACTCACTTTGGTAATATTAATCCACTGCACCCACCTCCCCCAATCTCAGAACATTCCTATGGCAACTTCCACAACAACAACAACAGAAGAACGCGCACTGACCCTATTAGGGCAAGGTGTTCCTCCCACAGCAGTTGCCAATGCACTTGGTGTAGATATATCTAGAATCTCCCAATTGCTCTCAGATGACTCTTTTGCCTCTCGTGTTGTCGAGAAAAAGTTTGAATCTCTATCTAAACACAATGAGCGAGATACTAAGATTGACTCATTAGAGGATGCATTGCTACAGAAATTGGGTGACACAATGCCATTCATGACTAGGCCAATGGAGATTCTTAAGTCTTTCTCAGTATTAAATGCAGCGAAACGGCGAGGCCAAACTGCGCCAGAATCACTAACTCAAAAACAAACAATTATTCAACTCAATATCCCACAAATTATTTTAGAAAAATTTCAGTCAAACATACACAATCAGGTAATTCAAGTTGGACAACAATCTCTTATCACTATACAATCAGGGCAACTACTTAAACATTCTCAGGAAATGGAGGCCAGAAATGTCTCAGACAGAAAAGGAGCTGTATCAGCAACAGCAGAAGCAAAAGCAATTGGATATGAACAAGCAAGCGGCGCAGAGAATATTGCAGTCTCTCTCCCAGTCTCTAACTCGGAACAGAGTCTCGACCACGACAGTTGTGTCTCTAACGGCAGTGCGAGCTAGTTTGTGCAATGTCTAATCTTTACGATAAACTTGGTTTAGATCATTCAACTGAAGTTGCATTTACAAAGGTGCAAGACTCACCCACGCCACCTCCCCAAACAGTTTCTGAACCACAAGAACTGAGGGAAACTGCATTTCAAATAGATCAAGTACAAGAGTCTGCTAAAAATTCTTTAGATTTCCTAGCTGCATTGGCAACTCCAGAGACATTCAAATACCTATTTCCTCCAGTCTATCTCTCAGTATGGCAATGGCTCTTAACTTATGTACACAAAAAGCGGGATTTCTCTCAACTTGCACTGGGGCTACCCCGAGGTTTTGCTAAAACTTCTCTAATGAAACTATTTCTTCTCTATTGCATCCTTTTCACATCCAGGAAATTCATTGCAGTAACAGCAGAGAACACAGCAAAAGCAGTTAACATTGTATCTGACGTAATGGATATGTTATCTGAACCTAATATTGGGAAAGTTTTTGGAGATTGGAAAACTGGAGTTGAAACAGATCAACAAGTCCTCAAGAAATTTGGATTCAGAGGCAGAAATATAACTATTCTAGCTGGAACAATTGAGACAATTCGTGGGATTAACTTGAAAAACGCGCGCCCAGATGTAATGATCTTTGACGACATTCAATCTAGATCAATGGCCGAATCTCAAGTAGTCTCAGATGCTCTCGAAAGAGAGATGTATGGAACTGCTATGAAAGCAAAGTCTCCAGAAGGCTGTTTATTCATCTTCATTGGTAATATGTATCCCACTAAGTGGAGTATTTTGCGCCATTTGAAAACTAATCCCAACTGGGTTAAGTTTATTGCTGGTGGAATACTTGCCGATGGAACTTCTCTGTGGGAAGAATTGCAACCAATCGCACAATTACACAAAGAGTTTCAAAACGATCTAGCTTCAGGCCACCCAGAGATCTTTTACTCTGAAGTTCTTAATGATGAGAATGCTTCGGCCAATTCAGCAATTGATATATCTAAAATCCCTCAGTATCCCTATCAAGATAATGACATTCCAGGAGCCAAGTTTCTAGTAATTGATCCATCTAACGATAAAATCAACTCTGACGCAGTTTCCATTGGCTATTTCGAGGTGCACAATGGTTATCCAGTTCTTAGGAAACTCATTGAGGGCAGATTCTCCCCAGGTGATACAATACGTGAAGCCCTTAAACTCTGTTTTGCCAATCAGGTACAAATCATTGCGATCGAGTCAAATGCTTTTCAATACTCTCTACTCTACTGGTTTAATTTTATATGTGCACAACAAGGTATTCAAGGCATTGAGCCTGTTGAAGTATACTCAGGTGTATCATCTAAGAACTCTAGAATTCTTGCAATGTTTCTCCAGTTACTTAAAGGAGAAACTTGGATCCATCCAGATTGTGTTCCAGCGGCACACCTGCAGATTACTCAATTCAACCCAATGCGCAGGGATAACACTGATGGTATTCTCGACTTATTAACTTATGCGCCCAAAGTAATAGAACTTTACGGGCACCAGTTAATTTCCTCTAATATCATTGAAGCACAAGAGTATGGGGCGGCCCAAGTGCAAGAAGATAACTCACCATTCTAAGGAAAACATATGTATGGCTGACCCACTAGATATAGATAAACTTCTTGAGCAGATAGCAGGAACAGATTTAGGAGCTAGCATTTTAGACTTTCTTAAACAAACTGGAAAGACAGTTGATATAAAACAAGAAGGCCCACTACCGGAAAGTGCAATAGCTAATTATGATACATATAGGACAATTAAGATTGATCCAGTTAAAGCTACGGAAACTCCCGGGAGGGCTCAAACTGCTTTAACACATGAGTTAGTTCATGCAGCAGATTCAGTATTTGCTAGTAATACTTACGGACTTCCAGCTAAAAACAATGATCCTTATCTTGTCAAACAACTTAAAAAGTTTGAAGGTCCAAGTTATGATCCCACAAGGCAACTGATTAGAGCTGCAACAGGAGGTTCTCAATATCGTTCTGCTTCTGCTGAAGCTATGGCTTTTGGAACTTCAAACAGTGTTAAAGGGGCTACTCCAATCTATCCTGTAGCACATGCAGATGCTTCACAAGCACAAGAATTCGAGATAAGAAAAGATCTCATGTTACGCGCAATGTTCAAACAAGGTAAAAATAATGGCAACTAATACACCAATGCTTCTCACAAAAACTGCACAAGCAGGATTGTTAGAATTCCAGAAACAGTGTTATACAATGTTAAACACTCAGTGGAATATACGGGAACAGATGCGCCAAGTAGATCTCGCTTACATCCGTGAGAAAGATCAAACATCAATTCAGCAAAAATCTAAACTTGCTAATCGTTATGGTGATGCTAACAAGTTTCAGAATATTACAATTCCTGTAGTTCTTCCAGCAATCGAATCAGCTGTTGTTTATCAAGCTTCCGTGTTCTTGTCAGGTAATCCAATCTTTGGTTGTGTAGCTAATGCACAATATGAAGATGCTGCTATGGCAATGGAAGCTCTGATGGAGAATCATTCAACTCGTGGCGGTTGGATCAGGCACTTGCAAATGTTTTTCCGTGATGGATTTAAATACAATCTATCAGCTCTAGAAGTTCAGTGGAAAGACGAAGTAACAGCAGCTTTGGACTCTGACCCACAATTTGACGGTGGGAAACAAGGTAAACCTAAAGAGATCATTTGGTCTGGCAACTCTATTCGACGCCTAGATCCATACAATACTATCTTTGATACACGAGTTCCACTGACTGAGATTCCTGACAAAGGTGAGTTTGCAGGTTTCACTGAACTCATGTCCAGAACTCAGTTGAAAATGTTTATTGCAACTCTACCTAACAAAATGGTAGACAATATAACAGCTGCATTCGAATCAGGTTTGGGAGGCAACACAGTTAATACATCTTCTGTTGCCTCTTATTACATTCCTCCGATCAATCAAGATGCACTAGTTAATCTTAATATCAGAGCTGGAACTGATTGGATGGCTTGGGCCTCTGCTTCACAGTCTCAAAGTAAAATCCAATATAAGAATGTCTATGAAGTAACAACTTTGTATGCACGAATCATTCCATCTGATTTTGCTATGCGAGTTCCTGCCCCTAACACTCCGCAGGTATGGAAGTTTGTTTACATAAATCATCAAATCCTGGTGTACGCAGAACGTCAAACTAATGCCCACGGAAAATTGCCAATCTTGTTTGGGCAACCTTTGGAAGATGGCCTATCTTACCAAACTAAATCATTAGCACAAAATGTACAGCCAATTCAAGAACTGTCTAGTGCAATGATGAATTCGGTAATTGCTGCAAGACGCAGAGCTATTTCAGATCGCGGTTTATATGATCCATCACGAGTTGGCGAAGCGCAAATCAATTCAGACAATCCGTCTGCTAAGATTCCAGTTCGTCCAGCGGCTTATGGTAAACCCCTCTCAGAAGCATACTTCCCAATTCCGTTCAGGGATGACCAGTCAGCTACAATTATGCAGGAAATGGGTGCAGTTGTTAAACTCGCAGAATTGATCTCTGGACAAAACCCAGCTCGCCAAGGTCAGTTTGTAAAAGGAAACAAAACACAGACTGAGTATTCTGATGTTATGAATAACTCTAATGGTAGAGATCAGAACACAGCAATTCTATTGGAGGCCCAAGTATTCACACCTCTAAAAGAGATGTTGAAACTTAACATTCTCCAGTATCAAGGTCCTGATTCTCTCTATTACAAAGAGGAAGGTAAACAGATTAAAGTTGATCCAATTGCACTAAGAAAAGCCACTATCGATTTCAAAATCACTGATGGCCTCTCTCCTGCGTCTAAACTAATCAGTGCTGACTCATTCCAAACTGCATTGCAAGTTATTGGGTCTTCTCCACAAATTGGAGCTGGCTACAATATCGGACCAATGTTCTCTTATATGATGAAAACTCAGGGCGCACAAATTGCAGACTTTGAGAAATCTAAAGAGCAAGTTGCATATGAGCAAGCTTCTAATCAGTGGATGCAAATGGCGCAGTTAGCTCTGTCGAAAGGGCAAGCTTGGAACAATCCACAACCTACGCCAGAACAGTTTGGTTACCTACAAAATGGGCAACTGAAACAGACTGATGAAAAACCTGATGCACTAACATCATTCTTGACAACCATTCAACAGCAGACTCAAACAGCACAACCACAAACTGCTGATGTTGGAACTATTGTTCCTGGACAATCATAAACAATAGAGAGTTAAAATGGCTACCCAAATCCCGTCCACCTTTACCCAGTACCAACTAACCCCAGAGGAGCAACAAAGTGCGCAAACACTGACAACTTTAAATCTCCAGCATATGCAGAATCTAATCTGCGATGCAGCTGAAAAGAGAATTGCTATGACCTTGGATCCAAACAATCCAGTTGCTTATGCCCAAGAAGCTGCTGAACTGCAAGGTCAAATTGGCATTCTTAAATATCTCGTTGAGTTATCTCAACTCTCTAACCCTTCTCTTGTAATCAACTCGTAACCCTAGGAATTTATCATGGCTTTTTTCTCTAATATTTTTGGTTCCACATCATCTGCTGATGGAGCTGTTCCAACTCCAGTAGCTCCTGCACCGGTAGCTCCAGCTGTTCCAGCAACTCCAGCAGCTCCTGTCTCCCCGCTCGATAGTTTTAGTGCTCTGTGGGAACCTTCAGCTACACCAAACATCGACGGAACACTTCCAGCTAATATGTTTGCAGGTGCCGATCCAGCTAAGATGCTCGACGCAGCTAGGAAAGTAGATTTTGCTAAATCTATTTCACCAGAAATGCTTGCTAAGATTACATCAGGTGGACCAGAAGCAGCACAAGCATTCATGGCAGCATTGAACGATGTATCACAACGCTCTTACGCACAATCCTCTTTCGCATCTACTAAGATTGTGGAAGCAGCTCTAGCTAAATTTCAAGAAGGTCTGGATTCCCGGCTCCCTTCGCAAATTAAGAAACATCAAGTTTCTGACTCCATCCGCGAAAGCAATCCAGCCTTACAGCACCCAGCAGCAGCTCCTATTATGGAAGCACTGCAGTCTCAGTTCTCAGTTAAGTACCCCAATGCAACTGTGAATGAGTTACGGGATATGGCAGGCGATTATCTCAGCAAGTTTGCATCAGCTGCAGTTCCCCAGAAAAAGGGTCCAGCAGTTCCTGTGGGCGAAGATTGGGATAAGTTCTTTGGTTAATCTCACAACTTTCTTTTGTTTTCTCTTACTTCTTAGGAATATATCATGGGCTTTAAACGTCTAATCATTCAGGATTCTGGTCTTTCTCGCAATATGCGTCAAGGTGACAACTGGGATAATCCTGTTATCTCCACTGTTGCTGCTGATGCTGCTGCAACTATCACTGCTGCACAAGTTGCTGGTGGTGTTGTAATGTATACCAGTTTTAGTGCTGGTCGCGTTCTGACTACCGACACTGGCGCTAACTTTGCACTTGCATTCCCAGAGATGGATATTGGTGACTCAGTTGGATTCACAGTATCTAGTATTGCTGCGTTTGCAGGTACTTTTGCTGCTGGTGTTGGTGTTACTCTTGCTGGTCGTGCAACTTGCCCAGCTTCCTCTGCTGTTACTTGTTATCTTACTCGTACCGGTGCTGCTACTTTCACTTGGACTGTTCTGTAATTTACAGACTTTCTTAAATCTCACACAATTTAATAGGAAACTATAATGTCTACTGGTATCTTTAACACTGCCGCTCTCACCACTGATCTTGCTAAGAAGTCATTCGCTGGAATGATTACTCGCTTGATGCCCAATGGTGCAGCTCCTCTCTTTGGTATGACTTCAATGTTGCAATCGGAAACTGCTGTTGCAACTGAGCATGGTTTTTTCACTAAAACAATGTTGTTGCCACAGGTAACTACATATGGCTCTACTCACACAGCTTCTGACACTGTTATCAACGTGTTGTCTACTGCAAATATTTTGCCAGGTATGATTCTGCGGATTAACAACAGCGCTTCTTATGAAAACGTGATTGTCAACTCTGTTGTGTCTGCAACTCAAATTGTTGTGACCCGTGCAGTTGGTACTGTTGCTGCTGCCACTGTTCCAGTTAGCACTGATATGTATCAAGTTGGTAATGCTTTCGAAGAATCTTCGCTGCGCCCTAACTCTTTGATTATCAATCCAGTTCGGATCACCAACTACACTCAGATTTTCCGTAACACTTGGGCTATCTCCGATACCATTCGTCAGACAATGATGATTGCAGGTGATACCAATGTTGCTGAAAGCCGTACTGATTGTGCTGCCTTCCACGCTGCTGATATTGAGAAATCTCTGTTCTTCGGTCAGAAATCTCAGGGTTCGCGCAATGGTCAACCTTTCCGTACAATGGATGGTTTGATTAACATTGTTGGAACTGCTGGTAACTATCCTCCTTACTATGCAGGCGTAACTAACGTCTACACTGCTGGCGGTACTACCACTTACCCACAGTTGGAAGGTTTCTTGGACCCACTGTTCAATCAAACTACTGATCCTAAAGTTGGTAATGAGCGTATCTTGTTTGTTGGCGGTCAAGCTAAGAAAGTAATTTCTGCTATTACCCGTCTGGCTATTGGCAGTTCTTACACAATTCAAGATGGTCAAACTTCTTGGGGCCTCCAGTATTCCACAATCAAAACTAGCCGCGGTGCATTCCAGATGATTGAGCATCCTTTGTTCAACTCTAACACTACTTGGGCTAAGATGGCTGTTGGTGTTGATCTCTCCACATTCCGTGCTGCTTACTTGGGTGACCGTAAGACACAGAACAAAGAGTTCAATGCAGACCAAGATGCTAATGACAATGGTATCGATGCAGTTGGCGGAACTCTGACAACCGAGATGACTTGCGTTGTTAAGAATCCTCCTGCGAACGGTATTGTGTACAACTTGACTGCAGGCGCAGCTGGTTAATCTCCCAAATATCCTCCACTTGTCTAGGGCTTCCTGGGTGTATGTGGAGGATTTAGTTCTCCTGGGTGGAGAAGGGTGCAATTTTTCTGGTAGTGTTATTTGCCTAAACCAAACTATACCTCTTACCCAAAACCCACACCTGGATATGTTATGTCAACACTTACTTTGTTTAAATCGAAAGCGCCCTCGATGGGCTATGTTTTCGCAAACGGGCACACAATTCACTTTGCTGCTGGACAGTACGCCACCTCTTCGAAATTCGAAATCGATGAACTTACTAAAGAATGTGAGAACGGGCATCCAAATTTCTATATTGATGATGGAGCTAAAACAGTTGACTCAGAAGATCTGGACCCAATTGCTGTTTTGCGCGCACGTATTAGGGAAGAAGAGCGAGCAGCGTTGATTGCAGCAACTAATCCTAGCCGTGATATGGGAACTACAAAGCAAGGTAAGTTAGAAGGTATTGCTAATTCCCACACTATTGCTGGATTGCAAGCTGCCTCCAACGTTCAAGCAACTGCAGCGCAGACTCCGATCCCAGCTGGGACAATCCACGTTGCTTCTGCAACCAAACTCTCTAAATAATCCGCTATGTCAACTACACTTGCCAGTATCTTATCCGATGTTTATTTACTTACCAATCGGCCTGATCTGGTAGGTGAAACCACATTGGCAATTAAAGCAGCACTCATTAAAGCCCACCAATCTGATGATTACATCAAGGATTTTAATGAGTACTCAATTCAATTCTCATCTTCAGATTACTTCCAGTCTTTAGATTATAAAGCTCTTATCCCACTGTGGCGCAAACCAAGGTATATTAGAAAGTATGATGCAATTGGTGCAATGCCAGGAACCTTTCTAACTTATGTAGAACCTGAGAAAGTGGTAGATAATTTTGGTGCTAACAGAACAGATATATTCTATGTAGCTGGAGCAAGTGTGCAGATTCGCACAGCAGATCAGTGCCAGTATTTCCTAGTTGGTGCATATACCAACCCAGATGTTACTGCACTCGGATTCAGATCTTGGATTGCAGACGACCACCCGTTTGCAATTATCTATGAAGCAGCAGCAATCATATTCAAAACAATTGGTTATGATGAGCAAGTACCAGTGTACAGGCAAATGGTACAAGAGCAGTATCAACTACTTAAACAACACGCAGTAACAGGAATAGGAATGTAATATGGTAACAAGAGCCGCAGATGTAGCCTTAAATGGTTGGAGTGTTTCAGGCGGTGGTGCAGCTGCCACTTGGGGAACTATCACAGGAACACTTAGTGCGCAAACTGACTTGCAAACAGCACTTAACTTAAAAGCTCCAGTAACTTCTGGCTCCTCACTATTATATGGTGATGGCGCTGGAGGTTTTTCTAATGTTACGATTGGCACAAATTTAACATTCTCAGCTGGAACACTTGCTGCATCTGGTGGCGGTGGAATGACTTATCCTGGCGCAGGTATTCCTAACTCCACTGGAAGTGCTTGGGGCACATCTTATACAATTAGTGGGACTGGTACAACATTAGTTCTTGCAACTGGTGCAACGCTCATAGCTCCGCTTTTGGGAACTCCAGCTTCAGTTACCCTAACCAATGCAACTGGTCTACCTCTAACAACTGGAGTTACTGGGAATCTTCCAGTCGGCAATCTAGGTTCTGGTACAAGTGCTTCCTCTGCAACATTCTGGCGAGGTGATGGAACTTGGGCAACTCCTGCAGGTTCTGGAGATATGGTACTTGCATCAGTGCAAACTGTTACAGGTGCTAAAACATTCGCAACAACTAAGTTACTTCTTGGTGGTTCAACATCTGGAGCTGCAACTCTTAATGCTCCAGCAATTGCAGGAACCAATGTCTATACATTACCTGCAGATGCTGGAGCATTGGGAACATTAGAAGCCCAACAGCGCTCACTTTCTGTTGCCTATACAACAGTATTAGCTGATAATGGCAAGAGTTTATATCATCCATCTGCCGACACAACTGCCAGAACTTGGACAATTGCCTCTAATGCAAGTGTAGCATATCCATTGGGTGCGTGTATTACATTCATCAATGACACGTCAGGTGGAGTAATAACAATTGCAATCACATCAGATACTTTAGTTCTTGCTGGCGCCGGTACAACTGGAAGCAGAACTCTTGCAGCCAATGGAATTGCCACTGCAATTAAAGTAACTTCCACACGCTGGATGATCAATGGTGCAGGATTGACATAACTAAAGGTTTATATTATGTTCATGCATCAAATAATGATTGCAATCAAGCAGTTGGTGGCGAGTTACACTAGTTATGCAACTTGGGATCCCACTCAGAGTCTTAATATGACTCTGTCTGGCGGGAATCTTACTGCAACTAACACTACCAGTGGTACAACACGTTCTACTGTAGGTAAATCTTCTGGAAAGTGGTATTGGGAGTTGACTAATTTCTCCACTGTATCAATGGTGGGTATAGTTAAATCAACTGATCCATACGCAGCGCTTACGTATTTAGGGCAGACTGCAATTTCATATGGTTATTGGCAAGCTGGTCAGATATACAATAATGGTGGAACACTTGGCACGTTCGCAGGGATAAATCCAGGCGATATTGTAAGTTTCAAATTGGATATGGATGCAGGTACTTGTGAAATACTTAGGAACTCAGGTTCTATATACACAATCACAGGGTTGACTGGCACTTGGCACGCTGGGTGTGGTATCAATGGAACTGGTTTGCAGTGTACAGCCAACTTTGGCGCGACAGCCTTCTCCTATGCAGTTCCATCTGGCTACAACTCAGGGCTGTATACTTAAACACAGTGGGATATGTTTAATTCCGTACTTTCTTTAATACATTGGATCAAAAATATGACAGCTTCTATCTGGAACCCAGGTTCTATTGTAACGACTCAAGTAACTGCATCAGGTACAGTACGTGAACCTAATCAAACATTGGGATCAGGTCAGACTTTAATCTCATTTTCTACCATTACATATGTTCTGGGGACTGATGCAATCTATGTTTACCTGAATGGTGTATTGTTAACTAACGGTGCAGATTACTCTGAGACTTCTACATCCTCTATCACACTAACTCGTGGTGCTACTGTTGGAGATTCTCTTACTGTTATGGGAGTTGAGTCTTTGGTTGACTCAGTAGTTCAATCTACTGCTGCACCAGAAGTATCCATTGCTGCTGCTGTGACAACTAATATTGGCGCAGCTGCA